CGCCGCAAATGGCAGTGGCGGGTCAAGCAGTCGCGCGCTCAACATCTCATTGAATGTCAACGCGCCCGTCGGCAGCGCGCCTGATGTGCTCGCGCAATCGTCACGTCAGGTCGCGCGCGCTGTGCGTGCGGCGCTCAGTCAGGATTATTGACCATGGGCTGGTGGCTCGCAACTCAGCGCAAAGGGCAGGACGCGTCGTTCATTAAGCGATTTGATCCGCGCTTTTGGACGATCAACTTCCCCCGCCCGATGATGGCGGCGGTGACCACGCCTGCGCCCGACGCGCTGCGCGTCGATGCGGTGTTCTACAATCAGAATGATCTTGCAGGACTGATCTGGGCTTCGGTCGACGCGCTCGATCATCCGCTGCTCGCCTATGAAACGAGCAAGGATTTTCGTGGCACTGTGCTGAGCTTTCAATGGCAATCGTCGGGCATTCTCGCGCTTGACGCCGTCAATGGCCCGACGCTGACGATTGAGGGGCGTGACGCGAACGGCGCGGCGCAAACCTGGTTTGTGCGGCTTTGGAACTATGCGGTCGGCACCAACACCAACGCCGCAATCCGCCTCGATTTCAACGCGCTGGTGAGCGGGTGGGAGGCGGCGACGGGAACACCAGTTTATACAGGCGACATCGACCGGATGTTCATCTCGCTCATACCGACGGGGTTCACCAACACGGCGGCCCCGCTCGCTGCGCCGCAGGAGGCATGGGTCACTTTGACGGGCATCACCTGCGATGGTGCGGGCTCGGTGCTGGAGGTGGGCGATGTGCTCGTCCCCCCGCACGGTCTGCGGATCGCGACGGGCTATGACGATGCCTATAACCAGACGCCTGCACGGCTGCTGCGCAATGCGTTCCATCTCGGCTATCGTGGCGACATCAACCATTATGTCGGCGAGAGCCACTATCCGCGCTTGGAGGCCAATTCGGGCGGTTGGTATGCGAGCCTTGCAGGCGGCGTGCTCAACGTTGCGACGTCCGCCTGGCACGCCGATTTTGCGGCGAAGGCGAAGGCATTGGGCTATGGCCTGATCCTGTCGCTGTCATATGAATTGCTCGACTCATATTGCTGGGGCGATTGGAAGCAGCGGACGGCGGATGGCGCATCGGCGGCGACGGGCTACACGCCGCCCTCGACTCTGCTCTCGCCCGCGAACGGCGCGGCGATGGGCTACCTGCACCAGGTTGCGGTGGCGTTTGTCGGGATTGCGGTCGGGGCGGGGCTTGCGCCTAAATTTCAGGTTGGCGAGCCGTGGTGGTGGGTGATGCCGCCCGATGCCAACGGAAACGCCAGCATCTGCCTTTATGATGCCGCGAGCAAGGCGGCATTGGGGGGCGCGCCGGTCGCTATTGCAAATGTGCGATCGGCGAACCTGACCGCCGAGCAAAAAGCGCTGCTCGATGCGGCGGGCGCGCTGTTGGCGCAATCGACGCACGATTTGGTGGCGGCGGTGAAGGCGGCCTATCCCGCCACAATAGCGCATCTGCTCACCTATCTGCCGACGAACCTTGACCCGCAAGCGCCCGACCTGATCCGCGCTAATGTTCCGCTCGGCTGGGCCGCGCCCGCGTTCGATGTGCTTCAGTTGGAAGACTATGACTGGGTGACGGCGGGCAACACCGCGGCGAGTGCGGCAGGCACCACCCTTGTCACACAGCGGCTCGGCTATCCGCCCGCGAAGCAGCATTATTTCAGCGGCTTTGTGCAAAATGCCACCAACGCACTGACGCAATGGCCGTTGATCGAAGCGGCGACACAAGTGGCGCAAGCGCGCGGCGTCGCGGAGACGTTCATCTGGGCGCTGCCGCAGGTGACGCGCGATGGATTCACTTATTTCGATGAGGAGACTCCCATAATGCAGGCGTTTGATGATGTCAGCTTCCCGCTGGCGATTGGCAAAAAGGCCAGCGTTCAGCCCAATTTCTCGACTGCGGTTGTCACGACGGCGAGCGGGTTTGAACAGCGCAATGTCGATTGGTCGCAAGGCAGGCTCCATTTCGATGCGGGGCCGGGCATCCGCTCGGAGGCTGATCTGGAGACGCTGATCGCGTTTTTCCGTGCCCGGCGCGGGGCCGCGCGCGGCTTTCGGTTCCGTGATCCCTATGACTTTTCGTCGAACGGCATGAGCGCAACGCCGACCGCGACTGACCAGCTTCTCGGGACGGGAGATGGCGCCACCACGCGCTTTCCGCTGGTGAAGCTTTATGGTGCGGCGAGCGACGGCGAGGTGCGCGTCATCACCCGGCCCGTTGCGATCTCGCTGCTCGTCGCAGTGGGCGGTGTGGCGACGAGCGCGTGGAGCCTAGATGCGTCCGGCGCCATCGCCTTCGCCACCCCGCCGGCTGCGGGCGCATCCGTGACGGCGGGCTTCCTTTTCGATGTTCCAGTGCGTTTTGCCGAGGATAAGCTGACGGTGGATGTCAATAATTTCCTCGCAGGAGAAGTGCCAAGCGTGCCCTTGGTTGAGGTGCGGGAGGGGTGATGATGTCCGCGTTTTACGATCAACCTCTGACCACGCTGGCATTTCTCTGGCGGCTGGAGCGGCGCGATGGCGTCACGCTCGGTTTTACCAGTCACGACCGCGATCTGCTGCGCGATGGGCTCATGTATCGGGCGACGCCGGGGATGGTGCCGTCGTCGGTAGAGCGCAACGATCAGCTCGATGCGGCCAATGTCTCGCTCTCGGGCGCGCTGACGAGCGACGCGATCCGCGCTGATGATCTGGCTACGGGGCGCTGGGATGGCGCGCAGCTCTGGCTTTCGGTGGTCGATTGGGCGGATGCGACGGCGGAGCCACTGCCCCTCGTGCGCGGTGAATTGGGCGCGGTCGATGTGGCGGACAGCGGCTTTAGTGCCGAATTGCGCGGCGCGACCGTTATTTTTGAAGCGCCGGTTGTGGAACAAACAACCCCTGATTGCCGCGCTGATCTCGGTGACAAACGGTGCCGGGTGAGCATGGCAGGGCGGCGTCGTGTCGCGCAGGTGACCGCGCACTCCGGCGCGGTGGTGACGATTGACAGCGCACCTGCACCGCCTGACGGCGCTTATGCCTTTGGTCAACTCCGCTGGCTTGATGGCGCAAATGCCGGGAGCGTTGCGCGGATTGCGGCCTCAACCGGAGCTGTGCTGACCTTGCAAGAGCCGCCTTATGCGCCCGTTGCGCTAGGCGCGCGGGTCGAACTGACCGAGGGCTGCGACAAGCGCTTCGTCACCTGCACCGGCCGCTTCGGCAATGCGCTCAATTTTCGCGGCGAGCCTTATGTGCCCGGCACCGATTTGCTGCTCCGCTATGGCGGGTAAATTGAGTCGGGAAGGGATGATCGTCGCGCAGGCGCGCGCGCTGATCGGTACCCGCTTCAGGTTTCATGGGCGCGACCCAGCCACGGGACTCGATTGCGTTGGGCTGGTTGGCGCGGCCTATGGAGTCGTTGAACTGCTCCCCACGGGCTATCCGCTGCGAGGCGGGCGCGCGGGCGATTATGTGGCGCTGATTGACCGGTTCGCTGCGCGGCGCGGTACAGGCGCACCAAGCCCCGCAGACATTATGTTGATCGCGATCAGCCCCGCTCAATTCCACCTCGGTGTGTGGACGGGGACTGGCCTCATCCATGCGCACGCTGGGTTGCGGCGCGTGGTCGAAACGCCTGGATTGGTGCGCGAAAACATTATCGCGCTCTGGTCTGCTGATAGGGAATTGGACTAATGGCAACACTCGTGCTCACCGTGGTGGGGCAATATCTCGGAGGCCCGATTGGTGGCGCGATTGGCGCCACGATCGGCCAGCAGATTGACCGCGACATCATCTTCGCGCCACCGGGGCGGCAAGGCCCGCGTCTGAGCGATCTGTCGGCGCAGGCGTCGAGCTATGGCAAGCAAATCCCCAAATTGTTTGGCACCAACCGCGTGGCCGGCAACGTCATCTGGGCGACAAATCTTACTGAGAGTTCAAGCACATCGGGCGGCAAGGGGCAGCCGAGCGTCACCAACTACAGCTACACCGCATCATTCGCTGTGATGCTTTCCGCGCGCCCGATTGCGGGCATTGGTCGTATCTGGGCGGATGGCAATTTGTTGCGTGGTGCGGCGGGCGATTGGAAGGAGACGCTCGGCGCGTTCCGGCTCTATTCGGGCAGCGAAGACCAGCCGGTTGATCCGCTGATCGCTTCGGCGGAGGGGGTGGCGCTGGCGCCTGCGCATCGTGGCTATGCCTATGTTGTGTTTGAGAATCTGTTGCTCGACAATTTTGGCCGCCGTGTGCCCTCGCTGACCTTCGAGATTTATGCCGATGGGGGCGCGATTACGCTCGCGCAGGTGATCACCTCGCTCACCGGCGCTGGGGTGACGGCGCAGTGCCCGACGGCGTTCGGGGGCTATGCTGCAAGTGGCGACAGCGTTCGTGGTGCAGTGGAAACACTCACCGCAGCCGTGCCGGTGCGGGTGCAGGATGATGGTGCCACGCTCAGCGTGGTCGAGCAGGTGGGCACCGCGCTCGCGCTCGATGATAATGCGCTTGGGGCGACGGCAGGCAATAAGGTGCAAAAGCTGAGCGTGTCGCGCGAATCGGCGTCAAAAATCGCGCAAACGCTCGTGCTCGCTTATTATGACCCGGCGCGCGACTATCAACAATCAATGCAGCGCGCGCGACGTGATGGCGGGGTGCGCAAAGAACAGCGACTTGATTTGCCCGTAGCGCTCGACGCGGTTTCGGCGAAAACATTGGTCGAAAATCGGCTCGACGGCATTTGGGCCGAGCGCGTCACCGCCAAGCTGCAACTGCCATGGCGTTACCTCCCGCTGCGTCCGGGAGATGACCTGTCGGTGCCGGGGAGCGCCTATATTTGGCGGATCAGCAAAATCACCTTCAACAAAATGGTGCTCGAATGCGATGTGGTGCGCACCTCGCAGGCGGTTCCGGTCGCGCTGCTTGCCGACTCGGGGCGCAATATCGCGCAGCTTGACGCGCCAGCGGGCCCGACCACGCTGACGTTGCTCGATTTGCCGCAACTGACCGATGGCGTCGCGGCGCAGCCGATTGTGATGGCAGCCGCTGCGGGCGCGTCCGAAGGTTGGCGCGTGGCGACACTCAGCCAGAGCATTGATAATGGTGCAAGCTGGCAAACTGCGGGGCAAACGGCTCCCGCCGCCGTGATTGGCCAAGCGGTCACCGCGTTGGCACCGGGCAGCGCCGCGCTGATAGACATGGTCAACACTGTGACGGTGCGCTTGTTCAACGCCGAGATGATGCTCGCCAATGCGACCGACGATTTGCTGCTCAGTGGAAGCAATGTTGCGCTGCTCGGCGGCGAGTTGATCCAGTTCGGCACCGCAGTGCCGCTGGGTGACGCAGTCTGGCTGTTGTCACGTTTGTGGCGCGGGCGGCGCGGCACTGAAGACCGGATGGTGGGGCACGCGGTGGGTGAAGCGTTCACGCTGATCACCGCCAACACGCTCGCGTCGATCAGCGTTCCTGCTGGAACGGCGCTGCTGCGCGTTAATGCGCAGGGTGTTGGCGATACGGCGCCGTTACCCGAAGTGGACCTCGTTTCGCCGGGGCTGGCGCTTCGCCCGCCGAACCCCGTCGCGCTGATGGCGACGCCGCAACCCAATGGTGACACGCTGATCACCTGGATTCGGCGCAGCCGCGATGGCTGGCGCTGGGTCGATGGTGTCGATGCGCCGCTCGCCGAAGAGGTTGAGGCGTATGGCGTCACCGCGACGCCGTCTGCGGGAACGTCACGACTCGCGCAGGTTTCCCTGCCGCAATGGCTCTATTCGGCTCAAGCGCGCGCCGCTGATCGCGCAGCCGGAGCGACGACGATCAGCATTGCAGTGGCGCAAATTGGCACCGTGCAAAGCTCGCTCACCACGTCTCTCACACTGTCACTGACCTAGGAGTTCCCAATGACAACTACCGATCGTTTGGCTCTGCCGCTGCTCGCCGCCGGGCAGGCGCAAAAAGAAGTCACGCACAACGAGGCGCTTGCTCTTGTTGATCTGATGCTGATGCCCGTGGTGCAAAGTGTCGCGCCTGCGGGCGTTCCTGCAGCGCCCGCGCTCGGTCAGTGCTGGATCGTCGGGTCGAGCGCGAGCGGCGCATGGTCAGGGCAGGATGGCGCGCTTGCCGGATGGACAGCCGGCGGTTGGCGTTTCGCGGCCCCTTTTGACGGAATGGCGGTGTGGAGTCTTGCCGATGGCATGAGCGCGCAACATGTCGGCGGCCTGTGGCGCATCGGCAGCGCCAACGTCAGCCAGCTCTCGATCAGCGGCATCAAGGTTGTCGGTGCGCAGCAGGCGGCGATCGCCGCGCCAAGTTCGGGGGTCGTTATTGACGCCGAAGCACGCGTCGCAATTTCGGCGCTGTTGACCGCGTTGCGCGCCCATGGATTGATCGCCAGCTAGGTCAATTCGGCAAAACTGTGTCAATTATGCAACAGGCCTGCCAATGGCAGGCTTGCAACCCTCGCCCGTATTGGATAAACTTGGTCAGCTTTTCCCAAGCTAACTCCAAGAAGGGGATGAAATAATGCGTAAAATTGCCATTACACTGGCTCTCGCGTCAACAGCGCTCGCAGCGCCTGCTTTTGCACGTGATGGGTCTTGGTATGTCGGTCTCGAAGCAGGGCCGACGCTGGTTGAACAGCAAACCATCAACATTTCGAGCGCCACGGCGACGCGCAACAGCGCTGACACCGCCAAATACAAAGCTGGCGGCGATATCGATGGAACGATTGGCTATGATTTTGGCCCGTTCCGGATCGAAGGTGAAGTCGGCTATAAGCGCGGCGCGATCAAAAGCCTGACCACGACTGGGGTTACGCCGGTTGCCGCTGTTGCGGGTGGCGGGTTCACGTCGTCGCAGAGCGCGGGCACCTACACCTATGCGGGCGGCAGCGCGAATGTGCTGAGCTTCATGCTCAACGGCTTGCTCGACTTCGGCCCCGATGATGGCCTGCAAGGCTATGTCGGCGGCGGTGCCGGTGTGGCGCGCGTCAAAACGGCCGTCGGCTTGAATTCGTATGGCAATTTCCTTGCCGATTCGAACTCGGGCTTTGCGTGGCAGGGCATTGCGGGCGTTCGCGCTCCGCTTACCCAGCACATCGACGTTGGTCTGCAATACCGTTATTTCAACGCGAGCGGCATCAACTATGTCGATGCGGTGACCGATACGGCGAGCACCAAATTCCGGTCGCACTCGTTGATGGGTGTGTTG